TCTAAGAGTCCCAACATATCCTTGCGTTTTATGCCATAAATCATTACCACAAATAGATGGGATAAATCTAACTTTAGTTCCCATATACTCATTAAGCATTTCTTTATGTCTATGTCCACAGTGCACTTCTCTTACTTTAGCTCTACTCCACATAGCTGGTTGTTCTGTAGCTATAAGTAAAGGTAATTCTTGAGTTTTCTCTTTATCACCGTGTGTAAACATAATCATATTAATACCATATTCATAATATTTACGAGCATCTAAACTGTTATCTACTGTTACATTCTTATTATTCTTGTATATAGCATCTAAAACTTCTCCTGCATAAAACATTCTTTCAAAGTCATGATTACCTTGAACTATTATTACATCTACTGGTGCAAACTGCGCTAAGTAATCAATTGCTTTGCTTACTAGGTGCCAGTATCCTCTAAAAGACTCACGCCAACGCATACTATCTTGCTGAGGTGTACCTTTAGTAGTAGCTCGACTCATACCTTCTGAATTAAGTCCGTCATTACCTACAGGTAATAAGAATCTATCTATTTCTAAACCGTCGGCTTTTTTATGTAAATCCATTATAGCTTGTATATAATGCTTTTCTATTATATTCATAGGCTCGTCAGTTATCTTACCATAATGTATATCTGGGAGAGAAATCTCATAACAAATAGGATCCTTATGTTTTTTGTACTTAACTTTAGGAACTTTAACACTCCTAGTTTTAATATAATCTAATAAATCTGCTTTAATATTAGGCATTTCATGCCATGAATTATGTGTAACAATACTAAATCTTTGTTCACCCATCATATTCTGCCAAAACTTTACAGATTTAACATCTGCTTGAGTCAAGCCATTTTCTTTAAGATGATCTAAATATTTAGTACTATTTTTTAATTCATTCTCATTATCGTTATTCATTTTATCTTGAATAGACTCTGCTGAAGTTACAGTTTTCTTACATTCTTGAATTAATGTAGGATCTACATCCCAGTGTTTTGCTAACCAATCAACTCCTTTTTTTTGATAACTCTTTTTTGTTTGTAGTTTCTCAATAATCTCATTTTTTGTCATTTAGTATATTTTTAAGTTCGTTAAAATTACCTACCTTGTTAACCAAATCAGAAGGGTCTTTAGATCTGAATTCATCAGGTAAGTATATGTTTTCGAAACCATATAAGTCACAAATTTTCTTGGCCATTGTCTGACCTGGATTATTTTCTTTGTCAAAATCATTATCATATAAAATATCTATTGTTTTAAATCTTTCTTTTAGCTCACTTATTAATTTCTCATCAGGCATTTGCATTTCACTTTGCATAGCTATCGAAGAATAGCCTGCAGCATATAAACACATAACATCTTTGAGGGAAGAAGTAATGATAAGTCGCTCACCTTTATCTGGGAGTTGGTCATAGCCTTGTACATCTGTCTTTTTTGTATTGCTTAACCACTTATTTTTTTCTTCATAAGGAGAATAGATTTTATATCGATTTTTGAATTTAAAGGCATAACTAATTGATTTACACGTAAATCTACTATCGTTAACCCAAAAATAACTTATTGGTTCGACTGCAAACATACTTAAAACTTTTTTACTGACCAAATATTTTTTCCAAAAGTTTGCATCCTCTATATTCCAAGGTCTACGCTTTTTTCGAATTAAAGTTTGTTTTTCAATAAGTCTAGGTTGTTTTCTAGAATGTCCTAAATATCCCATAGTAAATAAAGTTTCGGAATTTTTATTACTTAACTTAAGATTAAAATCACAATCTATTATTTTAAGTGCATCAATAAATGTACAGTTATATTTCATTTGTACATATCCAAAACAATTAAAAGTATGATCAGGATGACCAAAATCTTTATAAAGTAAATTACCATTCCATAATATAATAGAAGCTGTAGGAGTTTTATCTTCACGAAGGTCACTGCAAAACTTAACTCCTAACTTTTTAAAGCTAGGACAATAATACATAAAAATGTCATACTCAGAAATTTTTCCAAGTATGACATCTGTATGTAAGTGGTCATTACTACTTCTAGACTTTATCACTAGAAAGGTAAATCTTCAGTAGCTTCTACTGTACCATTAGTTTTAACAGTCCAATCTTCATCTTCATCAATAGTGTCAGGAGTAATTAATGTAGCTGTAGATACATGAGTTCCCCATTTAAGATCTGCGTTGAAATCAGAATTAAATGAACCATATTCATCATTAAGTGCTTTAACAAATAAATCATCACGCTGAGGTTTTACTCTACCAAAATATTTAGTATACACCTGTTGATATTTATCATCCTTAACACCTATAAGAACTCTAACTTCATTATCTTTAAGACTTTTAACTAATTCTTTAATTTCTGTAACAGTTCCATTAGCTATTGCAGGCATAGAATCAAAATAAACTTCATCTCCTGATGCTACATTAGCCCAAGCTTTAACAAAATTAATAAGAGTCTCTTCTCCAGTGTAAGCTTTTCTTTCTCCTTCTTTTTTCCACCAGTCATATGTAGGAGATTCTTCAGACCATGTAGATTGTCCAATTGCATTCATCCATTGATGCTTGCCTGATTGAGAAACTCTAGGTTTAATCTGCATTAAAATTTCTAATTTAAAATTACCGTCTTCATTAGCTAACCAGAATACAATTTTATTATATTCTTCTCCGCTAAACTCTACTTTATAATTAGGTTCTTGTTTAACATTAATTTCCATTGCATGTAATTCCGCCATTGTTGGATTTACTGCTGTTACTTTAACATTTGTAAGGCCTGAATATGTTTTAATTCCGCCCACTACTTCTTCTGTACTTGCATTACTTTGTATTGCCATTTTTTATTGTTTTTAATTGTTATTAATTTATAATTCGAATATATCATCGTCTATTTCTAGCTCTTCTTCTTCTAACTCTTTGTCAAAAGCTTCTCTTAATGTTTGTCCATCTTCATTAACCATATTATCTAAAGCATGATTAAGTGTATCTTGATCTTCTTGATCTAACTCTATCTCTTCTCCATCTTCATTTTTAGCTGACCATTCTGCAGCTTCTTTAATAGTTTCTTCTGGAGTTTCATCTGTAGGACCAAGCATATCTACAAGAGCATTATTAACATCTTTTAATTCATTAACAGCTGTTTCAATTTCTTTTGTAGATTCTTCTATAGCTTGCTCTAAAGTTATTTGATTAGGATCTACATCTGGTAGCTCGTCAATTTGATCAAATAATTCTTGTGTTGATTTTTTCATTAAAGCTTCATCAGTATCATCTTCAAAAGTAAAAGATAAAGCTTTCTTTCTACTAGGTCTTCTACCTTTAAGAAATGGATGTTTAAACATTTCATCTACTTCCCATGGTTTAATACCATATTTAATTGCCATTTCTGGTTTACTAATACCATCTTTAAGATCTTGATCGATCATAGAAACAGTAATTTTCTCAGGAGTTTCTCCTGGTGTTACATTTGTTTTCATTTTAATCATTTTTTTATGTTTAATTAATCTATAAATATTTCTGACCATTTCATAGGCATGGTCTTACCTTTTAAGTGATCGCATCTACTGCCTGCAGTTACATCATCTAAAGAGTTAAATGAAACCATAGTTTCTTCTTCTTCTCTAAATATATAACCAACAGCATCAGCGTTAGCGCAAGTAATCTGCTTAATTTTACCAGTTAAATCAAGATCCTTAACAGCAACCTCTTTACCTTTCTTTTCAAGCATTTTATCTTTTAAGTGTCCAACTAAGATAATATGATCCGCTAGTTTATTCAGTTTATCTATCCATTCTTTATAAGCCATTCTTAAATATAAATAGCCTCCACCATTAGGTAATGATAGCACTGATGCACCAGGGTTCTTAGTTTCAAAGTTTTTACCCATAGGAGTTTTCATATAAATTTTTTTAGCATATCCTTCACACCATTCTTCTAATTTACTAATAGTGTCAATTGCTATATATTTATATGGTCGTCCTTGTTTCATGATCTCTGTTCCAATAGCTTGTAAATCTTTTAAACTATGTGCTTTTACTTTTAGAGCATCAATCATGTCTGAACCGTCTTCTAAATCAATTATTAAACAGTCATCTAGTTGTGATAATATTGTAGTCTTACCAATTTTAGGGGGACCATATATTATCATATTCTTAGGCGATTTACGGCTAGCCTTTACCTTTGTTGTTGGTAATTCCATATTATTTGGTTTTTAATTTATTTCTTAATGTATTACGTCTAGTCATTAATTTAGAAGTTTCTTCTTCATTATTCTTAAATCTCTTTAATCTTTTATCTACATGATTAATTTCATTAAGAAGTGCTAGTTTCATTTTATTTTTCCCGTTTCTCTTGCTCATATTTTTTTATATTAGTCATTAATTTATTTCTTTCTTTTTTTACATGGTCATTATAAATAATAGTCCATACAGTAAATATTCCTACCATCATTATTAATATATATATTATCATTGGTTTTTATATTTTTCTTGTAATTCAATTATTTTTTTCTCCAATGTTTTTTTTGTAACTCTTGAAGATTGATAAGCAGTACTTTGACTTTGCACTTGTTCTGTATCTCCTAATTTATTTAAAGTTTCGTTTAAATTTTTTAAAATTTCTTTAACTTTTTCTT